AAACAGGTGCAACTTGCTTTCCGCAAGGCCGCTGTTTGTGAGGCAATCACTAACTCCGATTACTTCGGTGAGATTGCAAACATGGGTGATTCCGTTAAGATTATCAAGGAACCCGAAATCACTGTTAAGGCTTACGCACGTGGCACGACTGTCACTCCGCAAGACCTTGATGACGAAGACTTCAGCCTGACGATTGACAAAGCTAACTACTTTGCTTTCAAGGTTGACGACATTGAAGAGGCACACTCACACGTAAACTTCCAGTCATTGGCAAGTGATCGTGCTGCGTATCGCCTTGCTGACCAGTTTGACCAAGACGTTCTTGGCTACTTGTCAGGCTACACACAATCTGCAATTCATTCAGTTGCTGATACCGCTAATACAACTGTTAACGGTACAAAGGCTGTTTCAACTGCAGGTTCTGACGAACTGCTTGCAAGCATGAAGCTGGACGCTTCTGACTTTGGCGGTTCAGCCAATGAGTCAATTGGTATTCAGGCACGTGCTGGTGGCGCGACTTCTGCAACTGTTGGTTCAGGTAATGCCAACGCACTGCAGATTGTTGCTCGTATGGCACGTAAACTGGACCAGCAGAATGTTGATAGCCAAGGCCGCTGGCTGGTTATTGACCCTGTATTCAAAGAAATCTTGATGGACGAAGATTCACGTCTTCTGAACTCTGATTTCGGTGGTGCAGGTCTGCAGAATGGCCTCATCCTGAATAACCTGCATGGTTTCCGTGTTTATGTGTCTAACAACCTGCCTTCAATTGGAACTGGTTCATCAACAACTGGTGGTACTAACGCTTCTAACTACGGCGTAATGGTTGGTGGTCACGATTCTGCTGTTGCAACTGCAGAGCAGATTAACAAGACCGAAACCTACCGTGACCCTGACAGCTTCGCTGACATTGTTCGTGGTATGCATCTGTATGGTCGCAAGATTCTTCGCCCTGAAGGTCTTGTCAACGCCATCTACAACTTGGTATAAGGGAGGACTAGATTATGCCTACAGTAACTACACTCTCTTCTGCCGCACGTGGTGCTGGCGCACGTGGCCGTCAGCCGTACATGGTACAGCATGAAATTGATATTGCTGCTGCAGTAACCGCTAAAGGTTCTGCACTGGCTGCTGGCGACATTATTGAAGCCATTTCAGTTCCTGCTGAAACCATGATTATGGCTGCTGGTATTGAAATCATGACTGCTGCTACAGCTACTGCCGCTACTGTACACCTTGGTGTAACTGGTGGTGACGTAGATAACTGGGCAGTTGATTTTGATATTACTGGTGCTGCTGGTACTTACAGCACTGTGCCTGAAGGCGATGCTAACCCTGTAATGGTTACTTCTGCTGATACTCTTGACGTTGAACTTAACGCTGTCACTTCGCTGACCGCTGGTAAGATTCGCGTTTGGGCGTTGATGCTTAATGTATCCGATATGGGTAGCATGGGTGCTGACGAAGTAGACCGCGACACACTCGCCTAAATAACGTATTGGGGCAGCTTTCGGGTTGCCCCTTTACATCTTGTAATAATATTGGAGAAAACAAATGGCAATCACAACTGCTATGTGCAATAGCTTCAAAACAGAACTTTTAGGCGGTCTTCATGATTTGGACACGGACTCGCTTAAACTTGCTCTGATTAAAGCATCCCCTACTGGCACGTATAATGCCAGCACAACTAATTATTCTGACGTAACAGGTAACTCTGACGAAGCATCTGGCACTAACTATACTGCTGGTGGTCAGGTACTTGATGGTGCGTCAATCACTCTTGATGGTTCTACTGCTATTGTAGACTTTACTGATGAAGTATTCAGCAACGTAACAGTTTCTGCTGACGGTTGTATTATTTACAATACGGCTAACAGTAACTCTGCCATTGCTGTTATTGACTTTGGTGGTACTGTTTCTGCTACTGCTGGTGACTTGACAATTGAATTTCCTGCCGCTGACGCAAGTAACGCTGTAATTCGTATTGCGTAAGGAGTAACGCAGTATGTCCGTTACCTTAAACCAAGCCTTATATGGTACTGGTGTATACGGTACGGCACTGTATGGACAATTTATTGTAACCATAAATACAGGCGTAGGTGCTACAGGAAGCATTGGTACTCTTACTTTAACTGCTTCCTCTAACATCACGCTTTCTAGCGTTAGTGCTACAGGGTCTGTTCAGTCTGTCGCTATCAATGGTTTTGAAGTTGACATATCTGAAAGACTAAACAGTGTAAGTGCTACAGGCGCAGTCAATACGTTAACTGTAAATATTGTAGAGTCACTTGCAAGTGTATCTGCTACAGGTTCTATTGGAGCAGTTGAACCAAAAGTAGATGAGGCACTAAACAGCGTATCGGCTATAGTATCTATTGGTACTATTCAGCCAAACGTAAGTGAACCTATTACTGGTGTAGTTGGAACATTTACACTTAACGATGCAGGACTGGACATCAGGTCAATTAACCGTGTTCCTGTTACTGGTGATGTTGGTACTACTGCACTTGGTACAATTAAACCAAACGTAAGTGAACCAGTATCAGGTGTATCTGCAACAGGTTCGGTACAACCAGTAGCAATTAATGGTTTTGAGATTGATGTATCCGAAAACCTAAATAGCGTAAGTGCTACAGGTTCTATTGGAAGTGTTGGTGTATCTAATACCTTTAGTATTGTTGGTGTATCTGCAACAGGTTTTGTAAACACAGTAGAAGAAAAACCAACAGAAGCCTTGTTAAGCGTAAGTGCTATAGGTTCTATTGGTACACTTTCTATAAGCAACAGGTTTACTCTAACAGGCGTACAAGGTACATTCTCTCTAGGCACTCTAACACTTACAGCAGTACAGTTTGACTTTGAGGCTGTTAAAGCACTCTATGACAGACGCAGAACAGCCTACGTAGAAAAACAACTGCCTCGCATTGTATATGTTGCAAAACAATCTACTGCCGCTGAAAGACGTGCGGCTGCATAAGGAAAAAATAGATGTCATTTCGTTGGCCTGTAAAAGACCCTGATGAATCACTAGACTACAGCATGGACTGGTCACGTTTTCTTGACACTGCTACCATTTCGTCTGTAACATGGTTTGTCAAAACGCCAGAGATTGGCAAGACGCAGATTGATGCTGGTGAAACATTGACTACTGCTTCTGGTAGCACGGTGACTGACAGCATTCAGAATATTTCACAAACAAATACAAACACTGTAGCCACAATTAATCTTGGTGGCGGTGTGCTAAATAGAGAATACTCATTCATTTGTCAGATTGTAGACAGCACAGGTAGCACTGCTGAACGCACTGTTAAACTTAACATAAGGCAGAAGTAATGGCATACAATTATCTTGGACTTGTAAATGAAGTAAATAGACGGTTGAATGAAACTGAACTTACGTCATCTAACTTTGCCAGTGCTTCAGGTTTTTATGCACACGCAAAAGATGCTATCAATGCTTCACTCCGTGATATTAACCAGACAGAATTTAACTGGCCTTTTAATCACGTTGAGCAAGAGGATGTCCTATCCGCTAACGTAACACGCTACGCTTTCCCACACGATGCTAAACTATTAGACTTTGACAGTTTCCGTATTAAGGAAGACAGCACACTTGGTAATGCTACCACACGACTTGGTATTATTACCTACGAAGAATATCTTGACAAGTATGTAGAACAAGAATATAATAGCACCAGTCGTCAAGGTGTACCGCAGTTGGTAGCACATGGTCCTGCACTTGAGTATATTCTAACACCAGAACCTGATGCTGCTTATACAGTAGTGTATGAATACTACCGTGTACCTGTAGACCTTGAACTATATGATGACGTTCCTGCTGTACCAGAAAGATTTAAACACGTAGTTGTAGATGGTGCTATGCACTATGCATACTTGTTCCGTGGCAACTCACAGGACGCATTGATTGCTAAAGAAAAGTATCAAGAAGGTATTAAGAATATGCGTTCAATGCTGATTAACCGCACATACTATGTACGTTCATATATGATTCCACAGAACACTGGTGGCGGTGGACGCATGGGCTATGCGAGGTTGCCCATCTAATGGCTGATGCATGGCAGACCCATTCGTTTGAATTTAAGGGTGGCTTGATTACAAACCTTTCTCCATATCAGCAAGGTTTTCAAGCACCGGGTTCTGCACGTATTCTGCGAAACTTTGAGCCTTCCATCTTTGGTGGTTACACACGTATTGAAGGTTTTGAGAAGTTTGATACGAATGCTCTATCTAATACAGGAGTTGTTCGTGGAATACACCGCTATGATGATAAAGTGTTTGCCTGTCGTGGCGATGACCTGTTTTTTTCAACAGGGTCAGGTTGGACACAAGTAAGTGACAACGCTACATACAGTAGCGCAGGTGTTACCATCGGTGGTTCTGGCAAAGTGCGTATGCTTAAATACGACTTTGATGGTACAGAAAAACTGATGCTTGTAGATAGCACAGGTAAGCCATTTAGATTTGACGGTACTACATTTGAACAATTAACATCACTGTCTGCTGATACTTCTGGTTCAAGTTTTATTGTCAACTTTAAAAACCACATCGTTCTTGGTAATGGTAAAAAGATAATTTTTTCTGCTCCATACGAAGATGATGACTTTACAATTGCTAACGGTGGTGGTATAATTAATGTTGCAGATACGATTACAGGACTGATTGTTTTCCGTGAACAACTAATTATCTTTAGTGAAAGCAGCATTAATGTAATCAACGGTAACAGTGTAGCAGATTTTACAATGCAACCAGTTTCTCGTGACTTGGGTTGTGTGGCTGCAGATACCATTCAGGAAATTGGTGGTGACATTATATTCCTTGGTCCTGACGGACTGCGCCTCTTTTCTGCAACAGACCGCATTGGTGACTTTAGCCTTGCTGCTGTATCAAAGACCATTCAGGTTGAGATACTTGATTTGATTACAAGTAGTCCGGGTGGCTTTACAAGTACGGTTATTCGTGAGAAAAGTCAGTATCGTTTGTTTGGTTATAATTCAACATACACAAATGATGCTGCAAAAGGTATCGGTGCTACACAGTTGCAAGAAGGTATAGCCTTCAACGATATGCGAGGCATCAATGCTTATGTAACATACAGTGAGTATGATGGATTTGCAGAACGTATCTACTTTGCTAATGCAGATGGATATGTATATCAGATGGAGCAGGGCAATACATTTGATGGAACAGATATTCCAGCAACATTTGCCAC